TAGTTTTACTACACGCTGTAGTAGTTTTACTACACTCCTTCCCTAACGGTAGTAAATACAGGGCTTCCGGGTGTAGTAGTTTTACTACACGTAATTTCTTTAGTGCTGCCGTTACGGTCTTGTCAGAAAGACCCGAAAGCCCCGCAAGTTGTCGGGTACTTTGGGCCGTCCCAAGGTCGTGTACCAGGTTCAAAATTATAGCCGCATTTCGGCCTATAAAGTTCGCCTGTTCAAGCGTGTATCGAAGTACCATAACGGGCCAAGTATAGGCGTTTTTTTGCATCCTCGTAAACGCGCCGGTAATCTCTGTAACGCATTTCGCCCTCGTGCATCTTTACGGAATTGTAGTAGGTGGTACGGTGTCGCTGTAGGTAGTCGGTGATCTGTAGAGAAGGTATGCCGTATTCACGGGCAATACCCGTTACCATATGCCGCGACAAGGCAAACAACTTTAGACGGTTCTTACGTACTAGCGTATCAGGGTTTAAACCTATACTCTCTATGTAGTGCGCCCAAGTTACCGGGGTTTTCTTGTCTAGGTTGAATTCGGCACGAAGGGCAGTAGGTGTAAACTCTTCTTTGAAGTACACCCGTAGGTGTTCTTTCATAATGTACGGCGTTACTATTGTGTCCGCGGGTAACTGGTAGTTAAACGCCTCACAAACGCAGACGGCTATAAGTTGTAAGTCCGGGCTTTGCATCGCTGCTAGGCCCGGAAATACATACGCGCTTATCGGTTTAGCCATTCCTCGAAAGTATTAGCCGTTTCCAATACTGCCCGCGCGTCTGTTGTTGCGCCCGCGTGCAGGGCTACCGCGTTATTCAGGGCAACGCTACGCGCTATATTCTTCTGCTTGTCAGAATCTTCCCTACGGGGTTGGTAGTTGCCTTCTTGGGGCTTGCCTACGCCGCCGGTCTTGCCGTATTGGTTTTCCTTGCGGATCTCGTACTCTGCGAGGTCGCCAGCTTTAAACGGGGCTTCTGCGGTTTTGTGGAACGCGGTTAATACTGTACCGTCTTCGAAGGTGTACTCGAATTTGTAAAGGTCGTTCCAGGTCCCCGACCCTTGTACTTGGGTTACTTTGCTTTGTGCCATTTTTCGTACTATATGTAATTGGGTTATCAACTCTGTAAGTTCAGGACTTCGCATACTCGCACGTATTCCGATACTTTGAACTTCTCTGGGTTTTGCAACTTCTTGCAGATGGTAGGAACGCTAACCCCTACCGCATCGGCTAGAGCTTGTTGCGTCCACTTCTGAACAAGTATTTGGGTTTGAATCTCTAAGAACTTTTCTTGGATTCGTTCGCGTTCGGTCTTCTTTTCCATTATACCGTTTTAGTGTATCTTAATTGTGTGGCTACTCCCAGCCAATAGCAGGCGTCGCCTAGCTGGTTTAGTTTATCGCTAACCTCTTTGTAGGTTTCAAGGGGTAGTTGTGCGGCCAAGTCTTTTAGTATAGCTACGTGCAACGCTACGCGCTTGTCTTGGTGCTTCTGTTGCTCGGCGTTAAAGCCGTTGTTTGTTGGTTCGTTCATACCGCTAAAGTAAACTTTTCTTTCTATTCTCAAAACTTTTCTTTCTTTTTCTTGCAAAAAAAACCCCGCGGCGTTCCGCAGGGCTTAGTTGAACCAAAAACATAAGGACTAGCTTTGTGAACTAGAACCGTAGTAGTAGACAAATATACTAAGACCGATACCCTCGGACAAACCGAGTACGTGATAGAATACTTCCCGGTCTTCGATAGCACCAAACAACCCCACCCAAATAACCGTACTTAGGAATATTAAACCCATTATCCCGGTAAGGGTGTGCATCCAGTCCCTTTTATTCAGTGCCTTGGTTATTTCTACTTCTCGTTTACGTGCGCTGTCTCGGTCGGCGTTCTCCAGTTCTATTAGTTCTTTCTGGTAGGTCAGCTTGAACCGTTCCCATTCGTGTAACAGTCTTTGCGCTTCCTGGCTCTGTTTAGCCTTTGCCGTTAGAATGTCTTGCACCTTTTCGGCTGCGCCGGTTATATCTCCGGTTGCAATTTCCAAACCTACCGCCGCTATTTCAGGTAAGACGCTACCGGCCTTTTTTAAGAACTGGCCTACCTTGGTCTGACCAAATTTTTTCTTTTCTGACATAGTGCTATCTTTGTCCCAGGCAGTTAAGGTTAAGAAGGGCTAAAGGGGTGTTTTATCCCGGCGGCCCTTTTTTATTTTCTGTTCTTTAGCTGGTATTCCAAATACTTGCTGTACTGCAACGTCGTAACTCGGTAGGAACGCTTGCAGTCTTTACACTGCATCTTTTGTTGCTGTTGGCCCGTCTTGGTTACGTGTGTACCGTTGCGTACAACTTGCAAACTCCCGCAACTTGGGCAACTCCATTTAGGCCCGCCGTTAAGTACCCCTACGTGCGTCTCGTAAGGTGTTGCGCCTTTGATCTTGTTATACACCTTCTCCAATAGGTATACGTCTTGCTCGCAGTATTCTACCATTTCTTGCAGACGTGACCCGTCCCCAAAACAAACGTTCTGCCATAGTCCCGGCGGGTTATGGATTTTCTCGCCTAGACCAAAGTACCGGCCTATATCGTTTAGCTTGTTTGTTGGTAGCTTGAAATTCGCGCGGGACTTCTTTAGAGTGTCTAGGGTTTTCCAGCGTGGCACGTTGTCTATACCGTGGTATAACGCTCTGGTTCTTACCCAGGGAATATCGAACCGGTCTCCGTTGTGGCCTACTATCTCGTCTGCCTGCGCCATTATACGCACGAACTCGGTTACTGGTTTCTTGTCGCTTTTGTCTTCCCACGTCAGAGTGTGCGCCTTGTCTTGGCCTTCCCACTTGTAGCTAATGCAAATTATTTGGGCTTGCTCTAAGATATTGTCGTAGTTCAACCGTACCCTGTAACCAGGTCGCCAGAACCACCCTATACACGGGCTAGTTTCAATGTCAAAAAATAGGCGTTTCATTGCACGAAGTAATGCACGAACGTACCGCCCGTAGTGACTAGATCAAACGTGTAGGTGTAAACGTCGTACCCTAAATAATTGGGGTCGGTTGTTTCGTCGAACGGGGTACGGTGCAGCCAGCCGAAAATAATACTAGCGTCCGTACCTATGTAAGTACACCACGTGTTGCCCTCGCCGAAGTCGTCGAACGGTACAAATTGGGTAAGGTCTAACGGTGGGGCCGTTGTGCCGTATGCCCCAACAGCGATAAGAAGGTCTTGGGTGTCTACGTACTGATCTCCGTTAAGATCAAAGCTAGAAGGGCCGGGGGTGTTAAATTGGGCTATAACGTCCAATAGTGTACTAGTCTCGAAATAGTAGCTTTCGTTTATCCGGTAGCAGATACCGCCGAGACTGTCTGCTAGGTTTTGACTAAAAACCGATAAGGGAAAAAGGCAAAGTAGTAGGGCTTTCATCTTATGAAGTTTCGCACAAAAAAGTTTATGTACTTCGCGCGGGTGCGCGGGTCTAACTCTTCAAAGCCTTCCGCCTCTATATCGTCGAGATAACCCCAAAACGTAGCTAATAGCGTGTTTAGGTTGTCCCGAAATTCTATAGTTTCAAACTCGCTAATGCTTATTACGCTCTTTGCGCTCCTTTAGGGCGCGTTCTATATTGTACCACGCCAGCGCACCAACACCCAAAACAGTAACGCCGTATTCTAGCCACTCGGCTATATCTAAACTTTGTACGGCAACTACGGTAAGGTATCCGGCTGCGTTGGTTACGTGTACCTCAACCCAGTCTATCATTTTAAAAACTTTGTAGGCGCGTGTCCTACGCCTTTGGTATTAAATATAATACCGTTGGTCAGTTATAAATTACCCTTCGTAGGTTTTTTACTACCTGTAGCCGTTCTCTATTTCGAAAAGTTGCACAAGTCCGGGAATTTGTCCTTTACATTAAAGCTAGGGCAAGCCTTGGCCGAGAATTCGTTATGGCCGTGCAGGGTCATAGGACCGCATACCATTTGTAAAGCGTTGTAAAGGTTTCGGAAGGCTTTTTCTTGTGCCGGGGTTAGCGTGTCTTTTGGGGTCTTGCCGTCTTGCTCTACGCCGCCAACGTAACAAATACCTATACTATCTATGTTATGGTACTTAACGTGTGCGCCGGGACGGTCAACAGGTCGCCCAATCTCTATAGTACCGTCTAAACGGATAACATAGTGGTAGCCAATGTCCGACCAGCCGCGACCGTTTACGTGCCAATCCTTTATAGTGGCTGCGCTAATGTCTTGGCCTTCTCTGGTTGCGCTACAGTGCAGTATAACCCGGTTTAGTTCTCTCACACTTCCAACGCTCGCAACCTACTTTCTAGGTCGTTAACAGCTTCGATTAACTCGTTAATCTTGTCTTGGAACTCGCGCGTAATGCCATAGGCTGCGCGTTCGGTTTCATCTACGTCTGGAATAGGTGCTACATACATATTAAGTGGCTTGGAAGGTCATAACAATTTGAACGTCTCCGGGGTTAGCCGTGCCGTTAACTGTGATGCTCACGGTATCGCCCTGAGATATAGAGGTGCCAGTTGGGCTAAAGGTTTGCGCCGTATTGGCGGTGAAGCTCGTGAGGCCTGTATTATAAATGCTAGTGGTGCGGTTCTTATAAACCGTGAACGTCGCCGTAGTGGTTGCTCCTATCATCGCTGTTAAGCTGACCAACTCGCAGTTATCAGGCACCAAGGCCATCGTATAGATATTTGCGGTGCCTACGTCTACATAGTTACCACGAATGCCAATGTAGCGGTTGCCGGTGGTGCCTACGTTGCTGCTGCCGAAAATTCGCCACTTATCCGCGCCGCCTCCGCTTGCAGTTTGGAAGCTAACCGCGCCTGCGCCGTCGGTAGTTAGTACCTGGTTGGCCGTACCGTCTGCCGTTGGCATTGTGTACGCACTTTCTACCGTGTTACTCGCACTCCCAATAAAAAACTTACCCGTAGTAAGGTTTGGTACGTCGTTAGTACGTTGTATGGCACTTACGAAAATTTGCCCGGTTGTAGCGTTGGACTTTGCTACTTTACCTACGTTCTGAATTTTCAGACTTCCAACTGGCTTTGTAGCGGTCAAACCTCCGCCGGACGCTATATAGAGAATATCCCCAACGGTAAAGCTACTTGTGTCTACGTCACTAAGCAACCCGCTAACTACCATTTGGCCATTAGTATTTATAGCGTAGTCGTCCGCGGCCAATCCTACTGCCGGCAGGTCTGCGTCTACGTTAGCGTCGGCCTTTCCTACCTCTACGCGATCTTGCCCGCTATCATACCCAGAGATGTAAAGCGGGTCGCCCTTGCTTACCGCCTCGCTAGTTCGCATATCCGCTAACAACTTTTGCCCGGCGGGTAAGTTGGTTAACTGTACCTTTTTACTCGTACCAGACGCGCCGCCGCTAGTATCGGACGTATCAACTATGTACAGTACGTCGTCGCTCGCCGGGGTCGTTAGTTCCGTTAGTGCTGTTACTTTCTTGTTTGCCACTTAGGTAAAGTTTTAACCGTTTCTCGTTCTCTTTTCGTCTAGCGCAAAAGGCCCGCATCGCGTAAGAATTGTTCTTGTTTTTTGGTGTAAACGTTGTTAAGGTTCATACCGCCCGTGTAGTTCGTTCTACGCGGCGTTAAGTCTGCGCCGGTGTTACTCGAATACTCCGGGAAAAGTCCTGTATTATGGCACAAGTACTCTACCATACGTTCACGGTAAAAACTTGCAATAGCTTGCGCCCGATCTTGCAGGGGTTTAATATCGCTTGCCGTCGCGCTAGTACTTTGTTCGCTAGACATAATCTGTACCGCGTTGTTTACCAGGCGCACCCGCAAAAAGGGTAGAATCTCGTTAAAGGCAAAATGGGTTAACGCGGGTTGGATGTAGTCTTTTACTAACGTAAGGTAATTACCTGTAAGGCTGTCGCCTTCTACGTCTGCCTTTAATTTGTCGTAAAGGTCTGTACCTAGCCACGGCCAAATCTCACGGTCTTGGGCTACCAAAATATACGGGGCTGCTAGGTTTTGGTCTAGCGAACCGTTAAACGCTGTGTCTTTAATCAGACGGGCAGGGGAAATAAGTAGGGTAGCCATTAGTTTAGGTATCCTTGGTTAGGCATATCAATAGGGCGTTGCGCTACGCGGGGGTCGTTTTGTGGCAGTCGGTTTGCCGCGCGTTCGTCTACGGGCAGGGCTTGAATAATACGCCGCGCCTCGTTTACGCTAATCTTCTTGTTATTCTTCTTCAAGTAGGTTTTACGGCCCCAGTAGTGGTAACAATTAGGCCCGCCTTTGAATAACCACAGGTCGTAAGTATTAGTACCACCCGGACCAAAACCAGGGTTAACGGCTCGGCTACTTGCAGCGTCTATATCTTCTTTTCTGTAGACCTTTTTAGCTGCCCACATTTTACGGCAAAAGTCGCGGGAGTCGTCCGCCGTTGTACCCTCGTAGCTATACCGCACTTTGATAATATCGCCGTCCTGCTCTGAAGTACTAGCAGGGTTAGAGCTAGGCACACGGGCAAAATTCCAAAGGGCGTTGTGTTGGTCTTCGGTGTCGTAGTCTACTTCTCGTTCGTCGATTAGTTCCCAATCGTTTTCGTCTACTTCTTCGCCTTGGGAAATAAGCCAGTCGGCCACGTCTGCGCTCAATTCTACGCACTCGCTACCGCACGTGTGCGCCATTTCTTCTTTATTAATGAAGTCCGCCGGGGCTTGCGGGCGAATCTCTACAGAAAGGGGTTGTTCTGAAACCGCTAGTACCGTTTCTACGCTGCGTGTAATAATCTGTTGAAAGGGTGCAATAACGGTACGGTTAAAGATGTCGTAGGCCGTTGCTAGTTCGTCGGCATTTGAGCCAAAACCGTTACCGCCTCGAACACCAAACAAAAGCGGAGAAGTTACACGGTGACCGCTAAGAATTTTGTTGTTCAGTTCTTCGGACAAGTACTGAAACATATCGTGGTTGCCGTTGGACTCTAACGCGGTAAGTTCGGGCGTAGTGTCTGCACCTTCGTTGAACGTAATAATGATATTACCCGCCGCCTCTGGGCCTTGGAACTTGGCCTTTACTTTACGTTCGATTGCCTCGCGTTCTTCGTCGGTAGGGATGCCGTTTCTAAAGTTGATGGCCCAACCGGGGAACATTCCGTTCTTCACGTTATTAAGGTGGAAGCTGGAAATTTGGCGGTCCAACTCTACGTAATTCGTTGCGCCGATATAGTCAGGAATACCGTAGTAGTGGTACTTGGGGGAATATCTCTTTACCTGGTAGACTACTTGCGGGGCCGTGCGGTCTTTAAGGTCGAAGGCTGCGTATACCTTTTCTTTTTCGCGTTTGTCGGCCCAATCGGACTTATACAGATACTCGGAAACGTGGCCTTTTTCGTCTGCTATACTGCTACGCATTGTGTGTGCGGGCATATGCTGAACGGAAGTAATACGGGTACGCGCTTGGTTCCAAGTTAGACACCAGTAGTATTGCCCGTAAAGTTTTAAATCTAGCGCACTCTTATACACCAAGTCACCCCCGAAAAGATCGTTAAGGCGTAGCCAAGCCTCTTTAGTACCGTCGTTCTTTTCCCAATCTTCCGCGTATGTACCGCGGCCCGCGATCATATCGGCAGTACCGTTTACAATAGCGTTATGGATTGCGGACGTGTTGAACAGTTCAAAAAGGTACTCGAAGTACTGGTTATCTGCGCCCGCTTGGATATAGTTTTTACCGCGTTTCTCGGCAAACTCCGGGTATTCGTAAATACCTGTATTTAGTACGCTCAGGTCTAGTTTCATTCGTAGAAGGTATACCCGGTATCGGTGTTGTTATAGCTTGTGTAGGTAGACTCTCCAAAAGCTACGCTACTATCTCGCAAATAGGCTAGCCCTACTTCAATAACGCCAATTACGCTAGCGTCGGTAGGGTCTAAGTTTGTTGCGCTGGTTTGCTCCCATACGGTATAGGAATACCACCCCTCCGGGAACTGTGGGGTATTTAGCAGAATGTCGCCAGCTACGGGGTTATTTACTGTCCCCTCCCTTACGGTTAGGCTGTCTTTTCTTGCGTCGTGGCTTCGGCTTCGCGGCAGGAACTCCACCGTCTTCTTTGTCGCTTGGCTCTCCAACTGAATTAGTACCGAATTGCTCGCCGTCTGCATCTTCTCTACCAGTGTTAGGTAGAACGTGTTTAGCGTGTTTTTCTGTAGTTGTACCATTCAGAAGGTGTTTAAACTTTTCCGGCAGTTTCTCCGGTGCGATCTCGTCTAAAAACTTGTTTAGACTGTTAATATAGATTCGTCCCATAGGTAAATATAAAAAGAAACCCCACCCCAACCGGGGCAGGGCTTCTAGTTCAATCCAAACACAAAGGGTTACGACCCTACTGTAATAGTCAAGTCGGCTTCGTCGCTCAGTCCGTCGAACGGGTACTTTGCAGTACCTTGTCCGGCAGTTGCGGCAAGCCAAATCATAGACTCTTTTTCTCGTCCGGTCAAGGTCAAGGTGTACCCTGACATATCGGTACGCGCCGCACCGGTTACAACAGTTCCACCGGTAACGTTCATTCCCTCGTCGATGCCAAGGAAAAAGACGTTATCGTTATTGTCCAAAACGGCAATTTGTGGACGTTGGTAAGCCAACAAACGCAATTCTTTGTTGTCTGCGCTGGTCAACTTCTGCAAGGTAAGTTCTAGAACTTGTTCGTATGAAGTAGTACCCGTCGCAGGGTCCGAATTTACGTTAACGGTAAGGCTAGACAGGTCTGGGCGCAGGTCGTATTGAAAACAAGTTGCAGTACCGGACCAGCTAGTAAAACCGCCCGCGGTCATTACGTCATCTGTAATAGTCGCAGACCCTCGCACGTTATCGGAGTAATCTAAAAACAGATAAACCCGTTTCAAGCCCCCCAGTACGTCTTTGCAGTCTACAAGGCGACCGCGTGTCAAATCACAAGCCATAGCTTAAATTTTAAGGGGAAAAGCAAGGGGGCGGACCCCCTTTACTTGTCCGGGTTAGTTATTAGGTCCACCAAGTAGCACCGTACACACCGTCAGTAGCTACGCGGGTTTGTACACCCAATTGGAAGTGCATTACTACACGCACGTTATCTGAACCGTCGTACATATAAGTAGGGATCAGTTGCGCAGTAGTCATATCGGTCTGAAGGTTAGTACCTACGGCCAAGTTTTCAGGGTAAGTAAGAATAATAGTGTCATCCAACATACCTGGGCAACGGTAAACCGGGAAACCTTGGAAGGCCAAGTTATCGCGGAAGTCTTGGTTTGCGCCAAGGTTGTTAATACCTTGGTTAGAACCAGCGGTTGCGAGTGCTTGCGCGTACAGCCAGTAAGACTTATTACCCATATAGAAACCCGCGCCGGGCTTGTCCAAAACACCCGAAACGTTAGCTACTGCGTTTTGCAGTACGTCGGACATTTGACCAATAATGTTAAGCGCAGTAAGTGAACTAATAAGTTCTTGCGAGAATGAACCACAGGCAGAACCGTCTGCGCCGTCTTCGTCTGGTGTACCGGCTACAGCTTGGTCGCTGTACTTTTGGGTAAAGCCAAGATCAACAATAGAACTAGACTGCCAAATAGTATTTTCGATAGACTCGCCGGCTTTACCTGCTACGGTTTGCAACAAGAAGTCCGAAAACTCAATAGGCAACTCGCCGTTACGCTCCATACGACCCTGTGCAGCTACCCAAGTAGGCATAATAGTACCGCGGCAAATTTCTTCATTTACCTTCAGGTCGGTAAGTTGGAGTACTTGCTCGGTCAGGCTGGTATCATTGCTTGAAGTGAAATCACAAGCGGCAGCAACTACCGGGTCGTTAATACCAAGGTTTTTAATTACGGCCTTGTCGGTAATACCTTCAAGAACGTCAACTGCGCCCGTTGCGATAGAACGGCCACTTTTTACCGCCGCGGTTACGTACGGCAGGGCAAGTTCACCAGCGTATGAATCGCCGGTTACTGTGATGTCAAACTTATACTTGTTGCTCATCGGTTAGAGATATAAAAGGCGGCACGTTCTGTAGTGGTCATTTCCGCCAGGGGTTTAGAATTTACTTTTTTGGGTGCGGGGGTGTGGCTGAACTTCTCTGCCGCTGGTGCGTCTTCGAGTTTTGCTACACGGTCGCTAATTGTTGCGAACTGCTCTTTTACGGCTTTAGCCATTTCAGTAATAGCCTCCGCAACAGGTGCGGGTACTTGCTCAATTGCTTCCTCTGCGCTTTCTTTCGCGGCCTCTGCTTCGCCAGCTTTGTCCTCTGCGATAACCGCGCGAACAATAGCCTTAATTTCGTCTACCATTTCGGGGGTCATTTGGAAAGCGTGTTTACCTGCTTCCACTTCTACCACTTCCTCGGCTTCCGGGGCTTCGGGGGCTTTGATTTCTACTAGTACGCTTTCCGCGTCAACCACCAAAACAGAACCATTCTGCAAGGTGTGTTCCCCTTCGGGGGCTGGTTGTGGGTTGCCTTCTTCATCCAGAACGGCAACTTTAACACCGGGCGCGAAACTCTCGGCCTCGGTTACAATACGTGTGCCGTCGGCAAGCACGTCTTCCGCAAACAGTTGGGTCTTGTCTTCTGCCAACAGTTCGCGAATCTTAGAAAGGATTTCCATTTCTTCTGATTTGGGTTTTGATACTATGCGGTCCACGAACCAACCTTCTATGCTGAACCCGCGGTACTTGCCTTCTTTTACACCGTTCCAAAGTTCGGCGTCGTCTACTTTCATAGCTACCATCCACGTTCCCTCTGGAAAGTCGAACCCGTACACTTGTTGCTTATCCTTCTTGCGGTTTTCAATTACCCAAGACTCGTAAACGTATACCTGGTCGGTTTCGCGTTCGTGGTCAATTGTGGCAGCGTTGGTTTTGCTCTGACGCATAAAAAGGTGCGCGGCCTTTTGGACTGTCTCCGGCGTAAAGAATACGTTATACTCGTTGCCGTCTTCGTCAAGTCGCAAAATATCCTTATTCGGAATAAGGGCCGGCCCTACTAGCATTTGGCGGTCTTCGTCTACCTTGGCTAGTACGTACTGGTCTTTGTTAAAGAACACGAAATTCTCTTCTATAGCCGGGAACATTACCAGACTAATAGCCTCAATTCCGAAAGTTTCTTCTTCTTCGTCGATATACAATTCTTTGCGCGTCACGTCTTTAAGTATAGGTGTTTACAAAAATTACAAAGTACTGCGCAGCTTCAACTCGCTGTCTAGGGCCTGTTGGTTAGTAATCTGTTGGCCAATAACGTACGCTTGTACCGGCTCAGGTTGTGGCACGTCTGCCGCCGTGGGTGTCGAAGGAACTAGGAACCCTTGGCTAGCACTACTGCCGCTAGGAAGGTTTAGACTACCGCCGCCGCCGCTACCGCCGCCGTTAAAGGTTTGGCTTTGAATCTGGCGAACCGCTGCAAGTCCTGACGCAGTTACACCCGCTGCCGCTGCTGCGCCAAGGGCCGGACCTACATAGGGAATACCCGCTAGACTTTTATAGGCCGCTATCGCACCTTCTATAGTGCTAATAGTCGTCTGTGCGACACTTACACCCTTTTGAATTTTGAAGGCTTGTTTACTTTCTTCACCAAATAACGCGCCTACGCCGCTAATTGCATCGCCTATGGCCTCGCGGTTTTCTAATAACTCGTACCCCAAACCTTTTAACGACTCAATTCTAGCCGTAGCCGTGTCTTCGGTTTGTACGGTTAGTTCTTGATACCCTCCGGCCAAAGTTTTCAGCCCTTCTATTTCTGCCGTATTCGCGGCTATTACGTCTTGGATAGTCGGACTGTCTACCCCTAATTCTACCTTTATGTCGTGTTGCGCTTGTAGGTAGTCTATGTTTATCCGTTCTAACTCGTTACCTTCTTGGGTTACTTCGTTTGTCTTTTGGCGGCTACGTCTTAGCTTACCGTCCGCCTCTAATTGTGCCTCGCTGTTTTCTAAGATTATGTCGGTTAACAGTGCTTGTTCTTGTGTAATCTTATTTAGGTCTGTTAACTGTTTCATCTGGTCCAAGGTGTTACCGAGTAACAATTCTTGGAACGTAAATTCGTCGTTGGCAATCTCTCGAACTAGGTCTAGCCGTTCTTTTTCCAAGTCGATAAGCATACTTTTAGCCGCTTCGACTTTGGCTTGCTGCATAATCTGTTTAGTAGCTAATTCCGTTGCTACTGCTAGGTCTTCTTGAAGGTTTACGTTTTCTAGCGTAATGTCTGCAAATGCGTCGCTAGTGTCCTTAAGTTGTGCCAGTGCTTCGGCCCTGGATTCTTCGCTTTTGCTTAGGTCGCCTACAGTTTGTGTAAGTAGACGTAGTTGTATTAAGTCGTCTGCCGCTGCGTCTTGTGCTGCCGCCGTTACTTCGTTAAGGGTTTCTTGCGCGTCTACTTGTGTGTCTAAGGCTTGGGTAAGTGCGTATACGCCAGCGGTTACGGCAGTAATTACACCAAGAATAAGGAAGATAGGACTAGCGTTTAGCACCTTGTTAAACACGGCTTGCGCTTTGCTCATTATCTCGGTATTCTCTACCAAGGCTACCACACCGTCCCCGGTTTGTTTTAGACCTGCCGCAAATGCAAACGCGCCAAAAGTGGCTTGTTCGATATTCTCTATATAGTCAGTCTCTACACCTAATAGAGATAACGCACCCGTAAAGGTTGCAACAGACCCCCCGGCTACATCTATACCCCCTTGGAACGCCGCTACTTTGCGACTAGACTTTTCTGCAAATTCTTCTGCGCTCCTTTCGGCCTTCTCGAAGTCCTTACCCATCTGGGACGCGGCATCCCCTACCGCGTTTAGATCTTTTACCGCCTCCTGCGTTCCTTCGGTTTGAAGGTCTAGAATTTGGGTATACGTGCTGTCAGCCATTTTTCAGAATCGTTTTAACCTTGTACCACACTCGTCTATTAAGGGCGTACACACCGTAAAGTATATTTAGACTTCTGTGGCCGGTTACGTAGTGTTCTTTAGCCATTGCCAGAACCATAGGTATAACCTTCCCGGCTTCGTCGAAATAATTCATTCCTTCAACTTTGTGTTGTTCTCCGTAACTATGTTTAGCCCGTCTTCGTGTAGTAGTGTGTCTTGGTCTACCACTGCCGCCCCAATGTCTACGTAATTTAGAATAAGGTCTAACGCGAAGTTTACCCGCGCGTATGTCTCGCCCGTACACGCTAGGGTAAGGTCTGTATGTAGCTGGGCAAGGTCTGTACTTTTACGGGTTATGCTAATAGCCACACCTCTACCCGTAGTTGCGTCCGCGTCTTTTATTCGCGCGTCTGTTACTTCTACAATATTTGCCGATACCGTGCCTTCAATGTTCTGCGCCTTAAACGAATACTGCAAGTAGCTTGCACTACCTAAACTACCGTTTGTGCCGTCGTAGGTAGTTTGTACCGTGTTTACGTTGATAGTACCACTTACCACCGTGTTAACTGGGATCTGTAGCAAACCTACCCCGGTCCCGTCTTCACTCGCTACCGCCGTGGCCCCTTCTTCTACTGTCGCAAAAAAGCTAGTACGGCGTGTACCGCTGTTTACGCCTACGGGTGCAAAGCGTAGATTTTCTTGGTTTACCTGACTGTCATAGGCCGACCGTTCGCGCGTGTCGTTTGTCAGTTGTGGAATTTGGCCACCGTCGCGGGGTGTACGCCAAAAACACAAATCGTCTTGGAACGTACCCCCGGCCAACGTACAACACTCTTCGCCAGGGTTTAGGGTACTAACTCCCGTTTCAGGGTTAATAAAGCCTATAGTACCGTCTAAGTAGTAGCGGTTTGGTATAAGGTCGCAACGCTCGTTAGTTGGGTAACGTAGTGCGCCTTGGTCTTTTAACAGGGTGCATTTAGTTGTTTCGTACCCGTTCACTACGTACCCCTCTACCTTTTGCAAACGGTAGTGTACGCCTTCTACGTTAATCAAGCTGTTAAACCGCAGGTTAAGAAGATCCGTAGGCGTTAGGTAGAAATAGGCTTCGAGTATACGCGCGTCGCGATTGTAAATCTGGTTCAGGAATCGCGCCCAATACACCCGGTGCAAGGTGTTTTGTACGTAGGTGTCTCCGACTACAGGCAACCCGTAGCCAAACGGGTATTGATACCCCCAATACAGGGATTCGGTGTCTTCGTCGTTTGGCCCGTCGCTAAAGGCAGATACATACGGGTAACTGGTAAAACTAGTGCTATCTATGTACAGGGTTGCGCCTGTTGCATACGTGCCGTTATGGAAGTACAAAAATGGTTTATCCGCTATAGGCGTGTACCTCTCGTCTTCTATCTTGTAGTTTCGGCCTATTGCGACGTTAGGTAGAATAGTCTCGTTAGACCCTAATACCGGTACTTGCTGAACGTGGAACGGTTTAAAGATGGGGTCGTTTTTCAGTTCCCCGCTTGCGAAGTCGTCGTCTATTACTTCGCGGTATTGCCCGTAGCCGTACCCTTGGTGTTCTTGCCAGTATCGGTTAGCCTCGTCTTCGCCTTCGAGATCGCCTAACAGAATCGTAGAATCTTTGTACTCTGTGGTCGGTTTTAACGTGCGCTCTTTAAGTATGTCTAGTTTGTGCGTCCAGTCTACACCGGTCCCTTGGTCTAACCAGTCGGAAAACGGTTCTATAATCAAGTGCCGTTCGTTATCCGGGCTAGCTTCTAAGACAAGGTTAAACCTCTGAATAATGTCCTTTACGAATTCTTCTTGCTTAATGTCGGGGACGAGGGTAGGTAGGTGTACTTCAATGTCTCCCCCTGCCGCGTCGTAACCGTTACCGGGTACGTCTTGGCCTAAATAGAATTGGGTGTAATACGTGCCGCTACTTATCGGGTTACTAGTCTCTATTGTAAACGTGCCGCTACTTAGCGCGTCTACTAATACGTAGCACTGTACCTCTTCGCCTTGCTGTAATTCTATACCTGCCGGTGCGTTGTGGTACGCATTATAAGGCGTAGTTAGCACGCTGACAAAGTTAGACGGACCAATTACCAACCCGTCCGGCGTGCTGAACGCTAGGCG